TAGGTTCAATGTATCCTGCACATGATGGATCAGACTGTGGATCGTAACACCTGTCAACTCTGTAACTATATATAACACTAGCATCCTCTACAGCACCTTCACCCTCAACTTCAATAAAACCAGTACCCCAATTAGCTGAAGGAATATTAGATAATGCAAAAGACTTAACTATAGTATTACTAGGAACACCTGACCAGTTGTCTGTCTCTCTAAACGTGTAGCCATCACCAGTAGCATTGTGGTTGCCAACGTGAACCTTCATAGCATCCTCAGTATTCTTTACTGTAGTATACCTGTATAGTAATCCGTTAATGTCTAACCCTAAAACATCAGGTAACACAGAAGGCATACCCCAACTTAATGATGTAGATGCCGCATTACCTGTAGCTCCGTAGTAATAAGGCTCAGAGTAACAATAAGAAGGCAAGGCTACTAAGAATAACACCCAACCCAATCTTTGTTTCACCATTCTCATCGAACATCCTTTTGATTACATTGTTTTGATCTCTTTCTATCTCTTCTTTTACAGCTTCCATTTCCCATGCTAGTCTAGCCTTATCTCCCACCAACCCATCCTTGGGACAGGGAGTCCCAGCGTTGAGCATTGCGGAGAAAATTCTTTCGTCTTGGCACATAATAGATACTGCGGCGACCTTCATACCCATATCGTACATAGTCTTAGCGTTCTTTAGCTTCTCACAGTTCATATCACGTACTGTACGACCAGCAGAAATACCTAGTATCTGTGTCTGCACAGCACCAGCAACGCCTACAGTACATAAGTCGGAGTTACTTGCACTAATCTGTGGTGATATAGCAGAGGGTGGTGGACTGTTAATAGTTGTGTCCATCTTTCCATCAGATATAACTGTACTCTCTGATTTAATTGTGTCGTCATCAGCAAATGCAGGGCTACTGATTAGTAGGGTAAGTAGTATAAGTAGGGGTTTCATCTTCTCTCCACGAGTCTATCTAACTTTTCTTCTATCCTGTCAAACTTAACCATTATCTGACTGAGAACCTGAGTAGATTCAACCTTTGTAACATACTCTTCTCTAGTACGATTTAATAATATTTGTAGCCTTTGCATTTCAACCACATAACCACGTAGTACAAAACCAATAAAGCCAACACCTAATGTTAGGACACTACTCCATAGATCAGTCATCTCCATTATTTAGTAGGCCAAATTACATTGAGGGGAAAGCCTTCTTGTTGAGGTACACCTAAGAGTGCAGTCCTGTAGACAGACCAAGAGGCTTGCTCATCAGAACTAAGAGATGCCCAACGAAGAGCATTACCAGCAACAACATCTACTTCATCTACTAGAAGTTTATCTCTCTTAGATCTAACAAGCTCTTCTGTTTGAATCCAGTTAGAACCATCCCACTTCGTACCTATCTCCACATTCTCTGGATTGTCGTGTGGTATAACAGGGAAAGGTGCGTCAACTTCTCCGTGAACATAACAAGGACCTGTTGCTATATTATCTTCGTCTATTTGAACATATTTTCTTAACATATTAATATCCTATCGTGTGCCAGTGAACAAAGTTACCAAAGAAGGCCGCTTTAGCATATACTATTTGATTTACTGCTGTGATTGTGACACCCTGCGCACCTCTTGTTGCCCCAGCATGGTTCCCATTATCACTAAGAGCAGTCACGCCAAAACTACTTGTACTTGTGTAGCTAAATGGTAATGTGATAGCTACAGTTCCACCAGCAACAGCGGAGTGTTTTCCCCATGCCATCTTAAGTGATCCTATTGTTGCAGTGCCTGTACCGATGGTCAGATCTACTGAGTTAGCTTCAATAGCAGTTTTCATTTTAAGAGGAGAGATGAGGCTTTCTGTAGTAACTGTACCTGTATTCCAAGCACTTTGTAACTGATCTCCAAGAAGTCCAACTGTAGATCCACCTGTTGTTACTACAGGAGTATTATCAATTATAGATACTACATTTGTAGATTGATTTATGTAAGCAATATTTATCCAATTACTATTAGTCTCATCTCTCATCTTAAGTATGTTGTTATTTGTATCATACCAAAACATATTAGCATAAGTTGTTGAGGGAGCTGAAGCCCCACTATTGTTACTAGCAAGGGCTTGCAGTCCATTGTTTATATCAGATCTTGCGCTACTAGCAGTCTGGTTAGCTATAGAAAAGTCATGTTGTGACATATATTAGTACTCCACTGTGGCACTTAGTGCCGATATATTAGGGGTTATTTTCGGGCCAGTATTAGACAGGGTAGCTCTAAACTCTACAAACCTACCTACAATCTCTCCAGAAGCATCTACGAAAGATGCACTAGATAAGTTATTTACTGTATCTGCGGCTCTAGCTTCTACTACAACACCATAGTCTGAGAACTCTGCGTCTTCATCAGTCCAAGTATCAAAGTTGTTAGGCCAAGTATCCCAGTTGTTAGGTATATCATCCCAGTTTACTTCTCCGTTAACAGCATCTGAGTGTTTACGAGATACAGTAATAGCATAAGATAGTCTAACTGTACGAGATGTACCTACATCAAAGTAACTATTTCCATCATGGTTAAAGTCATAGACCCCAGTGGAATTTGCATTAGCAAAGCTAGTCATAAATAATTTACCACCAGAGACAGTAAGGTTACTCTTTGCTCCACTGAAGTTTGGATTTTCTGTATCTGTATCAGACTGACCTAGAGTTGGTAACTCAGAAGGAATAATAACAACACCAGTAGCTGTAGTACTTTCGTTTCCTGTTTTATCTACAGACGACACAAAGAACTTACCAGCAAGGGCAGGGAAGGAAACAGACGTAGCTGGTCTAGCAATCTTCTCTACCTTTACTAGTGTAGAAGCATCTCCAAAGTTAGCAGATGAGTTTGATGAGTAGTGTAATTTATAGTGTGATAAATCTAAAGCAGTAACTGGTGTCCAGTTAAAGAAGGCAGTACCCCCCGATAGTAAATGGGTTAGATTAGTAGGCGCAGAAGGTGGTGTAGTATCGTGTGTTACATTAAAGGTAGTTGTAATTGTAGTACCTTTGTAACCAAGAGCATTAACGGGTGTAACTGATATAGTATAGTTTATAGGTGTTTCATTTACTTGAGGGGCATCTATACCTACTACCTCAAACCTAGCCGCTGTATTACCCTCATTAACAAGTATAGCCTGACCTACAGACTTAAACACTGTATCACTTGTCTTCTTGTATTTAACAATAACTGATTCTACACGTTCTATCTCATTTGAAGTTGCTTCTATAACAAGTACGTTAACAACACTCTCGTTAACTTCTCTATATTCTTTACTTACAGTAACACCAACATTAGGTACAGAGTAGTAAGGAAGAAGGGTAGTATTGTTACTAATAATATCTTGTTCGTCTGCTTCATTAAATCCAAAAGCAGAAGAGCTACTCTCTCTTAAAGTCATAGCAACTCTTAGGTCGCCACCCTCTACATTAGGGGCTAACTTCCAATCAGTAACTTCAAAAGTCTTCTCATTACCTGTAGTCCAACCATACCTATCATTCCTAAACTTAACGAAGTCACCAACCTCAACATCTAGAGCATTTAATCCAAACTCTGCGCTAAGGGTAAGTTGTTCCCTATTCCTATACAACATTTGTCTTGCAAGTCTTTGAGCCGCTTTAGGGTTGCTAGTGAAAGGTAAGTTTAAATCTAATACAGACTCTATTCCATTATCCTGAGTGAGAAAAAGACTAGAGTTAATTTGAGGGTAGTCGGCACTAACCCAACCTGCATCAGCATCTACAAACGTTCCACGTACTGCATTAAAGTTATTTGCCATAGACATCTTAGTATCAAGTGATATTCCACTTCTGAGATCATCTAGTGTAAGTATTTTAGTGGGAGTTACAAAAGCCCCAACGAAAAGTCTCCAAGCACCTGCGCCCCAGAATAAAGTACCACCACATGAAGTCATCATGTTCTGTAGAACATTACCTGTTTGCTCAGTTGATTGTATTACACCATTAATAGTATACTGTTTTGTACCATCAGATAATATTGTAGTATCTGAACTTATAGAGGCGGCTTCCTCGAAAGTAGCGTAATCAATACTACTATCATTTAGTCCATAATCAGACGATATAAAGTCTCTTATTATCCAAGCGGCATTATCAGTCCAAGCTGGTGTTTGAGCTACACCGTTAATAGTAGTAGCTACCTTCTTACCTTTTATAACCGCAGTTATTACAGGTACACCATTAGAGAAAACACTTGAGTCGTACTCAAACCTACAATACAAGTAAGCTATACCTTTACCTATAAAGTCAGATGTTGCAGTAGTCTCACTATGTAAAGTTGTAGCTAGAGTTTGTGTAGAGTTAGCAAACGTATCTGTAGCACTTGTTTGGTTTCCAGTGTGTACATAGATCTTAATTTTGTTGTCCCAGATAGACTCAGTAACATTCTCGTTAGTCATCTGTACTGGTATGTCGTTGACATATATATCTTCTACACTGTCTACTTCATGCCCAGCTATAGATATTACTTGGTGAAGTATCTTCTGATTGCCCCCAGTAGATTCATTGAAAGTAATTGTACCACCTTTTCTAACTTTACCATAAACAAACTGTGCTGGAGCTAAAGCATTTTTACTATTAACTTGTAAACCGTTAGATTGATTAACTCCACCTAAATCTGGCTTAGGTGTTAAAGCTCCTATTAAAGCAGTTGTTACCATACTAATAGCAATGTAAGTTAAGCCATAAATAGCGTAGTAAACTACTCCCCCAACTGCCGCTCCAGTTGCTAGAGTTATTGCTGTTGCTATTGTAGTCACAGGTTCTCTAGGTGCTATCTCAAACTGTCTGTTGTGCCTTAATACGTTAAAAGGAGTGTTGTGTTTATTTATTGACATACCCAAGCACTTTCTACATCTTCAATGTTTAATCTTGTTAAGCCTTCCCTATTAAGGAAGACAGCCCTAGAGCCGATGGAAATACCTAGAGCGACACCAGTTATCCAGCGACAACCTGCTCTAGTTGTAACTAGGCTACCAAATACAGGTCGATCAATTCTAGTTAGTTTAGTAGCTAACCCTTCATCTAAAGAGTTGAAACCAAAGTCATCTCTCACACTTCTTGGCCCTTTAGGATGTACACCATTACTTTGCATGTACAAACCTTCCCAATCATCAGCATAACCTACACCATACATAGCTCTAAATGCACCGTTAGTAAAAGTGAAACAGTCGTGTACACCCCACTCAAAGGGTATACCCATCATTTTATCTAAGTAGTAATTTAAGTTTTCTTTCCCCATATTACTGT